GCATAGGCCACGGTGTTATTTAGATATGCGCATTTGGCATAAGTAACCACCTCGGCCAGCGGGTACTCAACGGCCCCAGGCACCCGCTCGTCGAGCTCGCAGGTGTAGATAGGCCCCGGATGCACGGGAAGCATCTTCCGCATGATCTCGGTCTGGTTGCCGGCGTCTTCGGTGTCGAGGTAGCGAGAGGGCGGGTCGAGCATGAACACCCGGTCGCATTGGCGATACACCGCCAGCGCCGAGTTGATGCACCACACCTCGTCCCACTGCTTGCTGTTTTCTAGCCCGATCACGAAGTCAATCTGGGATGCTCCCAGGGCGACGATCGCGACCTTCTTCCCCTTTAGGCCCGGATCTTTCTCCATTAAGACACTCCAATCCTCAGTAGGTCATAGCGGTACTCGTCTCGGGTACCGCGGCCCTCGCTGAGGTTCTTCATGCGGGCCACGGCTTCCTTGAAACGGTTCTCCATGGTTCCCACCACATCCGGCGGCTCCTTGAGGAAGATTGCAGCCTCCACAAGGGTGCCGTAGAGCAAGGCCTCCGGGTATTCGGTCGAGAGCAGGGTCGTACCGGCGTCGCCACCAGAGGTGAGCGAAGCCGGCTTGTAGAGGTAGTGCAGCTCGATCGAATAGTCAGCATCCGGGACCGGGGCCAGCTCAAAAGCCGCCTCATCAAACTGCGAGTAATACTTTGGGCGCCCGCGCGTAGCGGTGCCCGGCGCATATTGCTTGATGAAGCTGGGGTGCTTGAACAGCAAATAGTGATAGGTGCTGTCGTCGATCACCGCCAGGCTAAAGGGCGCATAAAAGTCGCTGGGCGTGGCCAGGAAGCGGTTGTTCGTCGACACGTTAGCGGTCACGTTCTTGCGCTGCTCGGGGAGCTGCACAAGCTTGAAGATCCGCGCCTCCGCATTCTGGATCATCTCGTCCAGGTTGTCGTTGAACGTGGTCTCGTCGACCTGCATCCAGTCCTGCACGGCGGCTTTTAGGGTGGCCAGGGTGTAGCTCATGATGTGGTTACCTCCACCGCGCCGACAGTACAGGAGACTGCAAAAGTTTGCAAAATTGTGCCCAGCTTGCCGTCACCGACGTTGGTGTAGACCAGCGGGTAGGCCGTCAGATCATTGCCGTCGGCGTTGGGATCTGGGCGCGCATTCTTCAGCGCCTGGGGATCCGCCGGGCTGGGCTTACGCTCAAGCTGGGGGTGCTTAGGAGACCATTGATCCGGCCCAACGAGGAGCCCGTCCCAGGTCTTCTTCATGTCCTTGAGCCGGTAGCGGAACCCGGTGATGTCGCAGATTCCGTAGGCTCGCCTGTTCGATGCGAAGGCCATGGTCAGGCGATGTCATAGCTGCGGAGGTAGGGCGAAACCCGGAAGGATGCCCGCTCCTCGTCCTGGGACATAGCGCGCTGGAACTCTTCTTCGTAGAGCGCCTTCAGCAGCTGCACCTTCTCCGGGGCCCGCTTCAAGGCCATGTAGTAGGCAAGCCCTGCCGCCAGGCAAGGGTAAAAGCGGAAAGGGATCTGCATCGTGTCCGCGGCCGTGTCGGCGTCGTCCATGCGCGTGAGCACGTTGACGTAGACCGTGTAGGTCGAGCTCTTGTCGGGCACCGGCCAGATCGTGATCGTGGGCGTGATCTGCTTGTCCATCACGAACTGGTTCGGCTTCCCGGTCGTGCTCTTGGTCGCCAGGTTGGCGTACTCGGCGCGGCTCATGCGATTCAGGGGCAGGTCCGTGGTGGTCCCGCTGACCGTCTCACGCACAAAGCAATCGAGGACGTCAATCACCGACGTGGGGTTGGTCGAGTCGAGGTTGTAGGACGCCGTGCCCTGGACCATGGGGATCGCATTCTGCTTGACCGTCCACTGGTTCAGGCCACGGTTCGCCCACTCGGCCAGCAGCAGGTTCAGGGACCGTCGAGCAGACTCCAGGTCGTAGCCGGTGCGGAGCTCAAGACCGCACCGCTCAAAAGCCTCCTCGATGTACTCGGCTACGTCGAGCTCAAAGTCCTTGCTGTTGCTGGTCGCCATGTTTCACCCCTACTTGTGCCCGTAGAGCCCGCACTTTTTGCTGGAGGGCGGACGCATTTTACCAGCGGGCTTCTGGTTCACCATGCCGCCTTTGGCCATACGCTTGCAGGCGGATCCGCCCATTTTATAGCCTTTCATTTTCATGACTGAGCCTCCTTCGGCTGCGAATGTTGCCACGTTGGTGGGCTTGCCGCCCACGCCCTGCTTTTTCGATCGCTTCCGCCGGACGGCCGAGGCGACCTCCTTCTCGCTCATGCTAGCTGCCTTTGATGAAGGCACGCACTTTGGATATCCACGCTCTGAATCTTTCGCAGAGCTTCGGCCACACGGTTTGTAGCCACCACTCTTTTTCGGTGCCGAGATATCGACCCACTTTTCTCCAAACCACTTGGTCAGCCCTCCCTTAGGCTTAGCCACGGGGCACCCGGGCCATCTTCTGCTTGCTGGCTAGCATACGGCCAAAGCCCCGGGGCTTCACCATCATGGTGTTGGCGTTAATCTCGCCGCCCTTAGCCTTGCCGTTGCTGTAGGTGCCCCCCATATCCTTGTAGCGCTTGACCATCCAGCCCGAGGCGTAAGCGCTCGGCCAGACATCAAACTTGCGCTTGGCCTCGGCCCGAGCCTTCTTGTACAAGGCTGGGTTGCGTACATTTTTCGGTACGTCGGCCATAGCGCGCTCCTAAAAGATGCCGCCCACCCGCCCACACCGGGCGCGGGGAGAGAGGAGACGGGCGGGGGGCGGCAAACTCACCACTTCTTGCACGACCAGTAGCGTGCTGAAAATTTGTCCTTTGCGGTATCGCAGTTGTGCCGCGCCCGGAAATTGCGTCGCCTCTCAGGATTGCTCTTCTTGATCGTCATGTTCGGGTCGCCGAACCGCACCAGCTTGACCTCGTCTCCCTTCTTGGCCAGGACGGCGAACTTCTTGCTGCCGCCCGAGGTGCGCTTCGGCTTATTGTAGCCAGCGAAAGACTCACCTCGGTAGGTGAGTCTCCCGCTAGGCGTGCGACTGACGTTTTTAGTCGTCGCCATTATTCGTAGAAAGCGTCGGCTTCAGACAGGTTGCTCATCAGGAAATACGTCCCGAGTTTTGTTGCAAAACCGCTGTTTGGGATGTCAAAAACGTTGGCAAAGATGTCGCTTGCCGAAACAGTTTTACACATCAACCAGCGTTTTGGTTTTGGCTGCTTCGACCCGATGTTTGCGACGTAGTTGCACGCGGGGGTGCCTGTGATCGTGTCTGAGTTCAGCATGGGGACCGTGAACGTGTTGCTCGCAGTCACGGTGATGGTGTAGTTGCCGGACGTTGCCGTACCCCCGGTCCCCGTTGCAAAGCAAATCCCAAGCACATCCCCAGTAGACAGCCCGTGGTCCGTCTTGGTGACGGTCACCGTCGTTCCTGTCTGGGCATACGTCCCGGCCACGGGGGCCGTGTCGGTATCAAAAATGGTCAGCTTCCCCTCGCTAGAGGTGCCGACTACCGACACCACTTTCAGGCGATGTGCGCCGAGAACCGCAAAGCCCGACTCTCGGCGACTGACCTGCTTAACTTGGGCCAAACTATCCATCATCGGCCTAATCCTCCGTAGCTATGCACTTTACGGCTGGTCAGAGAAGGCCGGAGCGGTTGCGCTCGTCACCGTCCCAAAGATTTGGTAGTTGGTGTCGTCCAAACCGAGGAAGGTGATGTCGAAGGCCGCAGGGACATTGATCTGGAAGATGCTGTTGGAGTCGCCGTCCGAGCCCACAACAGACACCTCGTTGTCAGTATCGAGGAAGGTCACACCGCCGATGAAGAAGTTGGCGTCGTCCCCGGTGTCGAAGATGGCATCGAAAGACGCTGCCGCCGCGCCCGCGAAGACAAACCGATACGCAATGCCGGCAGTCGGAGCCGGGAGCGTGTAGGTGTTGTCCTGAGAGGGGGCAGGGACGAGGTTGACCCGACCACCGTTGGTTGCAGCGGCAATGGTCACGTCGCCGTCGCTGACAGAGACAGGCGTTACCTGCATGCCGGAATCGTCAAGCACAAAGCTCTCGGTGAAAGCACCGGTCGTGGCGTTCTTGGAAACAACTTTGAAGCCGTTTTCGGACCGTACCGGACCGTTGAACGTGGTATTAGCCATTGGGAATCTCCTGTCGTGGCTAG